CGCACAACAACGCTTGGGTGCAGCAAACCAGTTAGCAAATGTATCTAGCCTTGGTTTTAATATGGGGCAAACCGTACAGCAGAATTTGGCAAATCAAGGTATGCAACAGCACATGATGGAGCAAGCCCTAATTGATGCGGCGAAACAACAGTACCAGAATTATACCGTACAACCGTACAACCGTATTGTTGACTCGTCATTAGCTATAACGCCAGTCCCTCAATCAAAAGAAACAACCAACCAAATGGGATTGTTTGACTACCTAACCGCAGTTGCAGGTTTGCCTAAGATGGAATTTGGTGGAAATTATACGCCTACAACTGGAACAGAATATCAACCACTAGGCACTGGAATATCCCCACCACCTAAAACTAATTATGACCAATGGAATCAAGACAATGCTTGGTTTTAATCGGAGAAAACAATGAGTTCTCATTTATTACAAACAGGATTAAGCGGTCTTTTCTCGATGATAGGCAATAAGGCTTCGCAACTTGGTACAGGTATTGCGAGTATCTACAACGATGACGCTAAACGCGCTCAAGCAGCTATTGTTTTTAATTCATTACGATATAAACCTGATCCCAACTTAGCACAATCCCTAGAAAATAGATTGGGTGATTTGAGAACTGAGAAATCAAATACCTCCACCACAAACAAGACGCTGGCGTATTTAGAAAGCCTAGGTCGTTCAGATTTAGTGCAGTTTGTTCAAGCTGGCGGAAATCCTGTCGAGGCATTAAAAGCAACATTAAACAATGAAAAACAATACGCACCAACGTCTTACGCACCAACGTTCGATGAAAAAGGTGACGAATATATTACAGTGTACAACCCAAACAGCCGCACGGTTGAAAGAATATATACTGGCACAACAGGACTATCACCGCAAGCCACCATAACCTTTAGGGTTGAAGAAGCCGCAAGACTTGCCGACCTAAAGAGAAGAGATACAACACTGGCAACAATGGGCGCATCTGCTGTCACCATGAAATCAAAAATGAGAAAAATTGGTGAGTTGCTTGTACAAATTGACAAGGGTGCAAAGTCTGGTTTTGTCTCCAACTTTTTCCCAACACTGTGGGCGGTAACCGCTGAACTGGATGTATTAAAAGCAGAGTTGGGTCTTGATGTTATTAGTTCAGTGACATTTGGCGCATTGAGTGAGAGAGAATTAGCACTAGCAATGTCAACCGCAGTGCCAGATAAGCTCCACCCAGACGAGTTAAGGGCTTGGGCGATTAACAAACACGCAGCCATGCAAAAACTGTATGTTGAGATTAATAAGAAGATGACAAGGCTTTCTAATGCCAAGGGTTATAGCGAATTTCTTGCAGCAGAGGCAAAACAGGCGCAAGAAGACGCTCAGTATAATTATTACAACCTTACAGAAGAACAAAGGCAATATTTCACCTATGAAAACTGGCTGGGTCTGAATGTCAATGGTAGAAAGACAGCACTGGCGCAACTACTATGACTACATACAACCAAACAACACAAGATAGAGTTAATAAGTTTTTAATAAAAGAAGGTCTGATGCAAGAAGCCCCACCAGTGCTTTCTGGATGGGATGTTGCTACTGGTACAGGAAGAAGTATTGGTCAGGGCGTTCTACTTGGGTTTGGTGATGAGCTAGAGGCAATGGTAAGAAGCATAGGTGATAGGTCTTATGATGAGATTGTTGCTGAGATTAGGGGCGAGATAAAGGAATTTGAAAAGCAGTATCCAGCAACCGCAATCACTACAGAAATTATAGGCGCTATTGCTCCTACAGCCCTTCTTTACCTGTCTGGTGTTGGCGCACCAGCAGCAGTGGCTAATACAGCAAACATAGAAGGCGCAGTATATGCTGTAGGAAAGGGCGAAGAAGGTATTGCTGAAGACATAAAGAACGCACCGTCTGGCGCAGCATGGGGGCTTGGTGGCACGGTAATTGGTATGCCAATTCTGCACGGACTTGGTGTAGTAGGACAGGTGATATGGAACAAAGTTAGAGAAAAGGGTGGTGATAAGTACGCAAACATTGTTATAAAACAACTAAGTGATATGGTCACACAGACTGGCAAATCGATAGCAGAAATTGTTACTGACGTTCAGGCTGGGCGTTTGTTTGCCGAGAATAAGACACTTTCCCATGCACTAAGTACCTTGTTTAGTGGTGGTGGTGAAGTTAAGAAGCAATTGACAGACTTAACACAAACAAGAGCTAAACACACTAGATTAGAACTAAAAGACACAATAAACAAGGCTATTCGCCCAGAGAGTGAAGATGCAGACACGGCTTTTGCAGGATATATGAAGGGGCAGGCTGGTGTACAGGAAGGTTCAAGCGAACTGTATCAAAAAGCATGGAGGTCTGGCGATGATTTGCCAGTAGATGTGGTTGATGAGGTGATGGAGTCGCTGCGTAGAGTTCCAAACGGACAACAGGTTTTGGCTGACATTAATCAGGCGGCAGGTAATATTGTTCCATTCTTTGACTTTGATGATGCTGGTCGGTTGATTATGATTAAAAAACCAACCCTTAAAGATGCAGAAAATGTCTATAGAAATTTAAGAGACCTAAGAACTGGTAATAGTGCAGCAGACAACCATATTCATAGACAAGCAGAGAAACTTAAAGAGGCTTTAAACAAGGTTTCACCAGATTTACAAGAGGCAAGACTAGGGTGGCAGATTCTCAAGACCAATGAAGAGGCTTTTGCACTTGGCTCTAAATCACTAAGTAAAAATGTGGACGAGGTTAGGTGGCACTTTGATAAATTAATGAGCGAGGCTCAGTCTACTAATAAAGAAGTGGCAAGGATTGCAATAGAAAAACTAAAAGCATTTAGGACTGGAGTATTACACGCTGTCAATAACAAACTTACTAACAAGGGCGGAGCTTCCGCGATTGCAGGAGATTCAGATACAAAGCTCCCAGCAATTATTAGAATTGTATTCCCTAAAGATAGTATTGAAGACATTGTTAGAAAGGCAGATATTGCAGAGTCAGCACAAGTTATTAAAAACACGGTTACAGCAGGCGGTCAAGGTGGTGGTTCTCCTACCGCTGGACGACTTCAAGAGCTGGCAAGACAAGCGTCTTTAGGTATAGGAAGCAACACAGGAGAGGGCGCAGCAAGCCAGTTGGTGATGAGGATGGTTAATCTTGCAGCTCAAAAACTTGCTCCTCAAATGGACGACCAAGCAAGGATGCAAATTGCCAAAATAGTATTTTCTGAAAACCCAAGACTTGTGAAAGACGCTCTTACTAACAAGTCTAATATGAGCGCTCTTCAACAAAAGATAAGCGAGGCATTTACAAAGTTTGGCGCTATGGTAGTACCAGCAACAACAACAGGCACATCTGATACACGCTTCGCTCAAGGAATTTTAGGGCAAATTAATCTTGCTCATTAATAAGGAATCAAATGGATCACTCTAAACACAAGGCAATGACAGAAGACGAAATACAAAGTATTGTCAGTAGTGCGGTAAGTGCGGCTGTTGATTTTATTGAGTCTGAAATTGCTGAATCTCGCATCAAAGCCCAACGGTATTTCGATGGGAAGGTTGATATCGGCGAGCCAGATGGTCGCTCAAAACTTGTAGCCACCAAGGTTCGTGATACGGTCAGGGCTATTAAGCCAAGCCTCATGAGAGTGTTTTTATCCGCTGAGAATCCAGTAGAGTATGTTCCAACAGGCCAAGAGGATGTGCCGTTAGCAGACCAAGCTACAAGGTTTGCACATTACACTTTTCAAGAATTGAATGGCTACACACTGCTTAACGAAGCAATCCACGATGCGCTTGTTAAAAAAGTAGGCATTCTAAAAGCCTATTGGGATGAAAGCACAAGCTCAACAATCCACACCTACAGCAACGTCACTGAAGAAGAAATGAGCGAGATTGTTAATGAGGAAGGTGTCACGGTGCTTGAGCAATCAACAGAAACCAGTGTAGAGATTAATGAATTTGGCATTGATGTTGAGATGACGCGCCACACGCTCAAAGTTTCGCACGACACCCACAGTGGCAAAATAGCTATTGAATCGGTACCGCCAGAAGAATTCTTGATCGATAGAAATGCCAAGAGTATTGAGGATGCTTATGTCGTGGCGCACAGAACTGATATGCGAGTTGGTGATTTAGTGACTATGGGATATGATTTTGATGTGGTCTCTAAACTTTCCTCACAATCGGCAGATGACTCATTTTCAGATGCAGAAGTGTACGAACGACAGCATTACAGCGACTCAGACGAAGAACAGACGCTTGATGAATCGATGCGTTTAGTTTCGGTCACTGAGGCTTACATGAAGATGGATGTGTACGGCACAGGACAAGCGCAAATGCATAAATTTGTCCTTGGTGGCGGTAATGCTGAATTATTAGACTACGAGCCTTGGGGCGATGTGCCTTTTGCAGCGTTCGAAATTGACCCAGAACCGCATACTTTTTTCGGACGATCAATTGCAGACTTAATAATGAACGACCAAGATTCTTCTACAGCGATGCTCAGAGGTGTCATGGACAATGTTGCGCTCACCAACAGTCCACGGCAGGGTTTTGTTGAGGGTCAGGTCAATGTGGACGACTTAATGAACAATGAAATTGGTGGTCTGGTCAGAATGAAATCACCGAATGCGCTTGTTGATATTTCTACTCCATTTGTTGCAGGTCAGGTTATGGTGGCGATGCAATATCTCGACAAAGAGATCGAAGCTAAAACTGGTGTAACTAAAGCGTCAATGGGATTAGACCCAAATGCGTTACAAAATACCACAGCCACAGCCGCCGCATTAACCGCACAACAAGGCGCAGGCCAGATTGAAGTTATGGCTCGAAATTTAGCCGAGGGCGGCATGAAGCGCCTATTTAAACTCATCCTTAAACTGCT